GTAGTCAAACACAAATTTGGCCCTCTCCTTTTAATACTTCTGATGAGACTGTTTGTGCACCCGCTATTCTTTCTGCTAAAGATCCTCGTTGCCCTGACAAATCCCTTGACTTACTAACTGTAGGAGTCAACAAATTTGGACGTCCCCAACCTGAAATTGACCTTGATATCCTTGATGAATGTTATGAAGAACTCGGTGAACTTATGTTGAATGTCGTTCGTGAAGCTTGTGTGCCCCCTAAAATTCTAACTTACCTTGAAGCTTTTAATGGTTGGACGGCTTGTCAATCCTCGCCGTCAATGAATATGTCTGCTGGCCCTGGTTACCCTCATAGTTTTGAGTGTGGAGGTATTCCTCGTAAGTCAAAAATGTTCAAATTTAATGTCGAAAAGAATATGTATGAATTTGCTGATACTGAAGAAGGAAACCAGCTACAACGTGATTGTGAAACCTATGAACAGTTTTTGAAAACATCTGATAATCCTAGTGCTGTTGTATATGTTCCCCAACTTAAAGACGAGGTACGTCCTCTTGCAAAGATTGAAGCCTGCTCTACTCGTGTTTTTCTAATGGGTCCTACCTATCATTCTATCCTTTGGAAGCGTTATTATGGCGCTGTGCAAGCTTTATTTACCCTAACCAATGTTGCTGGTCCCTTTAAGATTGGCATTGACCCTGCTTCTACTGAATTTTCTCGTCTACATGATTATCTTGCTGCTGTTAGTGATGTTGGAATGACAGGCGATTATTCTGGATTCGATACTTGTCACCCACAGGAATATCTTAAAAGAAATGCTGCTTTTTATAATAAAATTTATCAAGCTTTAGACCCTAATTGGACTTCCGATCATGATACCATCCGTACTAGACTTGCCAATCAAGAAGTAAGACCACTCGTATTCTTGAATGAGAAAATTGTCCAACTCCCTGGAGGAAATATGTCTGGCGGTCCTGATACTGGTGGGCGAAATAACATCACTGGTTGTATTAACATGCGGTATGCCTGGAAAATTCTTGCTCTAAAACATTGTCCTGAAAAATATAATATGTATGACACCTTCACCCGCGATGCTGTGTTCGGCGATGATTTGATTAAAAGTATCCATCCTGATGTCGTTTCTTGGTATAATCCCCTCAATATTCGTGATGTTGTTGTCTCTCTTGGCTTTAAAATAACTTCTGCTGAAAAATCTAAAGAAGTATGTCTCGAACCTATAACTAATTTATCCTTTCTCAAGCGCAGTTTTTGTAAGCTCCCTGTTACTATCCGTGGTGTCGAAAGAACGTATATTGTTGGTGCCCTTGAAGATGCTGTGTTTGTTAAAATGTTAAATTGGTGTAAAACTACTAAGCGTCACTTTTACAGAGAAAATGATCCTGTGCGTTTTGATACCACAATCAACGCCACTGCTGAATGTTGTCTTAGTGAAGCGTGTCTCAAGGGTGAGGAATTCTACCTTAACATCAAACGCCATTTGCAAATGTGTGCTGAGCATTATAACATACGCTTACCCTTGCTTCCAACTTACAGACAAGCTTTATATCAAAC